CTTTGCCATTTTATATAAGTAATTTTTATACAAAATCACAAAGAGAAAACCCGTTTATCCTTAAACCAAAACCTCCGTTTAAGTATTTAGGTCAAACAGTTTTTACTTATAAACAATTAAGTATAAATGTTATATAATAATAATAACAATATGAAGGAAGAATAAAAATAAAACAATGCGGGATTGCTAAACAAAGCAATTAAAGTATAAAAGCATCAAAAGAAATAAAAGAAAATTTAAGAAAATTTAGAAGAGCTCGGATATGAAAATATAGTTTAAAATGAAATTAACTCCGAAGCTACTTCATATGTTGCTAGATCACAAAAATTTGAAAAAGTGTACATTCCAAAAGCAACATAAAATGTGGAAAAATAAGGAGAAGTAAAGAAAATCTCGGAATTAGCTGGTTAGAAAAAGAGTTAGCAAAAGATTGAAAAATTTGCACCTTTCTTACCAAAATAAGGAAAATAAATAGAAGATCAAGATCGTAAAAATGCTAAATTAGCCAGAAACAAATATGTAAATAGCAATAAATATTGCAATGTCTGCTTTAGTTACACACATGGAACATCCAGATGTAAGAAATTTGCAGCCATAATGACCCGTTAATACACAGAAGGTTACACGGATTATATTTAAAGAGTTCATTCAACATACAAACATGCTCCAGAAAAGATTTAGGACTCTTTAATGCAATAATTTTATGAATATCGACTGAAGAATAAATAACTGGGAACAATGGTAATACAATCATTGAAATTTAGAGAAGAAAACCCAGATTTAGCTTCACCAATATCTTCTGTCACTGGACATTTAATGCCTGATTCGCGTCCTGTCGCGGGCGGCAACGTGGGTGGCCACACCCAGGTTTCAGACAATAAACTGACTCTCAAAAATGTTCAAACACTACCAGTTTCGCAACCTGTTCTGGTTGACAACGTTGGTGTGCACACCAAGGTTTCTAGTAGTGGAAATTCTTAACAACAATTCACAGAAACTGTCATTTTAGGAATTTGTTAAGTTTGTGACAAGATTGGACACCTAGCAGGAGCTTGTCCTTTAATTAAAACTGGAAGTACCGATTCTTAGGTGAATTAGAAACCAGTGGGGAGTACCGAAACTTAAGTGTTTTAGAAACCCAAATTAAATGCGATGAGCAAGGCTTTTTAAACCTTTGCTGAACATGATATTGCAAGAAATAAAAGATAAGAAGAATATGAACAAAACTTGCAAGCATGTATCAATAAGAATGTCTTTAAAGATGGAGAACTGCATATGACATTCGAGGAATTTTTGGCTAGACAACCTAAGCCATCCGCTCCATTGGGACTTCGTTAGAGAAAAATACGTGTTAAAGCACCAATACCATAAAATCAATTTATTGTCAAAGATAAGATCATCAAAAATGAATAAATTGTAGCAAATGCAGTGCCAAACACATAATTAGCTGACGAATCTTTTGTGGGATCCATACGTTCATTACCTGTTAAAAAGAATTAAGAATACATGGATTTATGCGAAGAATTCCCCATAGTAAAAGTCGATACATCAAATTGGAATAAACCTTTGTCAGATGGGTTTATTAAACCAAAACGATTAATTGATCTTCAAATTCATTACCCAATAAAATACATACCAAATGTATCCGAGATTGAAGCCAAAACCAAGTCCATTGACCAACATCAAATCTAAATTTAATAATAAATTAAAGATGATGGATGGACTGTAGTTAAGCGTGGGAGTGCAACTAAACCAGTTTTGACTCCAAATAGTAACGTTTCAAGAGCAGAAACAAATAATATGTTCGGTAAATTGAGCGAAATTGATTCAGACTAATCTGTTGGAATGTAGAGAAGATCTCGACCAATAGCTTTAGGAAATCCTAGTCTACTTGTTGATGTAAAACAAGAGTGCTAAAAAGCTCAAAAATTAAGGGCTCGAAACCCTGACTATTAAGACATGGGAAATACTAAATTCCAATTTAACTACTATGTTGATAAACATGTTAAAAAGGAATTAGAAAACCAATTCCCTGTCCACGAACTAGAATTTACTGGTAATAAAAGACATAATCATCCAATCTTGCACACTTAAAGAGTTTTAATCGAAGATGATATGTATAAAAGTTACTGTAAAAATCTGGATTGTGTAGTCGATATTGGAGGCACAGCCTAAAGACATAAATTCTATAAAAGATTTAATGTATGGTCATGTTGCCCAACCTTAGATTAAAAAGATTAAATGAGATACTCTAATCTAAGAAGACCCGAACTATTTTATGATTGTGACGAACCTTAGGAAAATATTGAAGCATGCTGTTCACACACAGTACAAGAATGTGATTGCTACCATAATTTGAATGTTGATATGTATATGGCAATTCATTCATTATATTATTTAAATCCTAAGGATGTATGTAGTTTAGTATAGAAAGCACCAATGATTGCATTAGTTCATACTTTTAAAACACATACTTAATATTTCGGCACAATTCCAGGAACATAATACCATGAAGCTAAAAGTGTATTGTTACCTGGTGGTCAAGTTACTATGTTTAACCAAGATGAATTTGCGAGTTATACGCATTCAAACTTAGGTTGGTTACACGCTTAGACCTTCGTGGACCCTGAAACGAATAGAGCTATGTGCTGGTAGGTGGTTCGAAATTATAAAGATTAAGTAGTCATAAAATTCGAACCTTGTGATCCTAAATTACCAGTAGGTAGAGCTCCCTATTCAACGCTGACGGATATGCTTACTGCCGATGAAGATAGTGACGGATACTATAGACCATTGGCTCCAAATAAATCAAATCATTTCGATGTGAATATACAGTTACCGACATATAGCCTGGGCTCCTATATCGGAATTGAAAAATGTAACCGTATAATTTAATTGCCAAAGCAATTTTTGATTAATTTGAGTATGCATGCAGTTAATAAAGCTAAGACACCTGAATCATATTAACTGTTAAATTCGAAAGCTAAATAATTGTGCAGAACGTTCCCTATGAACTGTCATCTTGATTGTATGACTTACGGGCCTGCACTCGCCACCACAATGCATCTTGAAGCAGAAGAGATCGCTGTTGACATTGTGCGTGCCAGGGTTCATACCATTGATAGGCTAAATAGCAAGTTCAAAAAGTATACTGAAATGTGGAATTCACCACGAAGACTTGTTATAGTATAAAGAGTACTTATGTTTATAGTACTACTTTTAGCCTTATGTGGTTTTGGCTGGTTTTCAGACCTGTTTGTGAGTGCACTGATTTTAACAACAGTTGTCGCTTGGAATATATGCGAACTGTTAGGTGCATCACTTGTAGTGCTTCTACTATGTGTATTATGTTATTGGAAAATATAACCATCGAAACCAAAGTATCATGATAATTATATCACAGAAATAAATACTTAAGGTTATATGACGAGACCAATAAATGCTATTAGCCAATTGTCAGGTTATTTAGTGACTAAATGTGTATCTACCAATTTATTGTGGAAACCATAAAAAGAATTTTCAACCATTTAAGTTAAAGATGATAAATTAATTAAAATTAAGAATGGTTGTACTGCCGTAGGTTTGCTCACAGCACAAGTTCCACTTGTAGCTAATCCTGATGTTCAAAATGAAATTTAATCATTGAAAAATAGAGCTTGTTGCGAAACGGAAATGCCTAGTGAAAATGCATTTGAACTACTAAAAGTTTTCGTTCGTAATAATGCTGCTTATCTTTTTGGACTCAAAGAAAATTCTAAAGCAAATGAAAGATTAACACTTATCCCATTCCATGTATGGAACAAATCTTTTCCTAGATCAAGATAAGTTGTATAATAAAATGCCTACGAATATGTCACTGAATATATTGATCGAAACGAATTGTCAGAACTAGATTTGAAAAGGTTTACTATTAGAAAAGCTTTTAATAAGAAAGAAAAAGTATTAAAAAGTAACCCAGATACTGGTTTTGAAAGTTTTGATCCTAGAACTATCCAAGGAATAGGCGCTGAAGCTAATGTAATAGCTGGACCTTGGGTTAAGTCATTTTCTAAAATGTTGGCCAAGAAATGGAACATCTTGAACAAGAACAACGTTTTTAATAAATGTACTTACGCTACCGGTATGGATGCTGATTAGTTAGGACAACTATACGATGATATCGTTAATTCTGAGTCCATAATCAAAAATCCAATTTACATCGAAGATGATTTTTCAAGATTTGATTCGACCATCAGTAGTGAGGCTCTAGATTTTGAGTTCTGGGTCTATAGAGAATTATTCGGATGCCCTGAGGCAGTGTTGCAAATTCTTTATAGATAATTCAAGACAAAAGGCTACGGACAATAGGGAACGAAATACACAGTAGAAGGTACTCGAAAATCTGGTGATCCAAATACATCAGTTGGAAATACTATGATAAATGGTATTGTTCATCTATTTTGGGCAACAGTAGCACATATCATGTTAGAAAGAAATCTTGATTTTGATCGTGCCTGTTTAGCTGCAAAAGATTATGATGTAAGATATGTTCAGTTCAAAGGAGCATTCCTAGGAGATGATGTTATGATAAAATGCAATGGTAAATATCAAGAAATATTAGATTTAGCTGATTTTATGGAATTTTTCGGATTCAAAGCTAAAGTGGTTGTACGGGAATCAAAAGATATTGAATTTCTTAGTGGGATATTCCCACCCGTTACTCTTGAAGATGGAACAGAAACTTATAAATACGTTCCTTTACCAGGCAAACAAATTAATAAACTAGGATGGAGCTTAGAACATCAACCAGATTTTGCGGCGTGGTACAAAGCCAATCTTAAATCGTATACCACGACGTTCAGTATAGTACCAGGTCTGAATGATTTATTGGAGCATGAGTATAAAAGATTTTCCACAGCAAAGGATGTCAAATTATCCTATAAAGAATAAAAAGAAATGGATGCTAAACCAAAATTGAACAAAAAGTTATCACCAAGTGTTAGCACTAAAAATTTCTTTATGGATAGATATGGTTGTGACATTTCAGAACTTTATGAAAGTGTCAAGAAATTTTTACCTAATAATTAACAACCATATTTCTTACAGTCACCAATCTTAGATCGAATTATAAAACGCGACTTAGATTAGGAAGATGCTGAGACTGTACACGTATCAACTATCAAACAGTTTTCCAAAATTAAGAAAATTCATGAAAAATATGAAATGGAACATGTTGTTAAGTTAGAACGTGATGTATATGATAGAAAAATCTTCGCTAACGGTTAAGCTTAGAATGAAGATATATTAAGTAATATAAAACTATCAATATTAAATGATAGTTGTGAGTTTGATTTCGAAAGTTTGAAATCTGACTTATCATATATAGGAATTGACATCGATAGTTAAAAAGTTATGACCGAACAAGATGAACTTGATTGGTGTGCATAACGAGATGCTTATGAAAATTCATACCCGCGAAATTAATCAAAATATCCATTAAAATCACGTATAGACAGGATGCCAAACGCTTATTAATAAATTTAGATTGAACAAGATAATAAGTACGTGAATGCAGTCTATAATCCAAAGAACTTTTCCGTTTGAACGGAATGAGCCCCACTCATAAACTTTGAGTGATTTTAATATATAAATAGTAAATTTTAAATAAATGCCTCCAAAATAAAAGAGACAAATTAAAAATAAAAATAAAAGAAAAGGAATGAAGAAAAAGTAAAATAAAAGAGTGTCTAAGGTTGTATAATACCAATCAGGTATCTCACCTTCTTTTGCAAACTAGGGATTTGGTTACAATACTAGTAAGGGTTAAGCTTTAAATTCAGCAATTAACTCAGTTATGAATGCAAGAGGAATACCTAAGGTTGCTAAACAGAGAAAATAATGGGAATCAAGCTAATCTAATCAATATTTTAACTCCGTTATTTATCCAGAAGGTGGACGTGGAAGTAGAATACCTACATAATTTCCGATTGCTACGGCAACATTTCACGACGTTACTCGGTTCACTGTTACATCAAACATTAATGGTGCTTGTAGTTGGGTAATTTATCCAACACCAGGCCCAGGTTTTGCACATGAACATAGAGATCCACTTTTTGATCCAGCTATTGGTCCAGATTTAACAGGAACAGGTGCTACTACTTTAAACAATAAGCCTGCTGTTTTGTTAGCTAGTTTCGGTTTGCCAATATGTTACTAATACCGAACTGTATCAATGGCTGCTGTATTTGAAGGAACCCAGGCATCACTTGACAACTAAGGTTAAATAACAACTTGTTTGTTACAAACTCCAATGGTTGGTGATACTAGCGCTGGGCTAACATACATTCAAAAATAATTGTTTAGCAAAATATAACCATTAAGTGCTGGTTAAGCTCGTGTGGTTTATGTGCCAAGAGATCCGTTAGATAATACTTTTAGTGACTTAGCTGGTAGAACTTATATTACAAGTAATGGATACACAAGTTATATCATCATGTCATTTATTGGCTGTAAACCTAATGCAATATTAGGAACCATCACTATATATTCAAATTTTGAATTCATCCCATCTAAAACTTACATGGGTATAACACCTGTGGATACTACAAAAGATAGCCCTGATTAAGTACGAAAAACCATTCATACTATAGATAATAACCCTGATTTAGCAACTGGAAATTCTGGTTTAGCTAAATAAGCCGTCAAACTGGGTGGAAAATTATTATCATCATAACTCGGGGTGGATGTTTCAGGATTAACAGACTAACTCTTTGATACTAAATCATGGTGAGTGAATCCTTTCTTTTAAAAACTGACACCATACAGGTTCAGTTGTTTTTACTAAAAAAATTTTGATAAATTGTTTTTTAAAATGTGGGATTAACCATTGAGTTACCACTAAAATGTTTTTGATTAAATGTTAATTTGATGTATGTTTTGGATTGCCCTTTGGCCGAATTAGGCGATATACATTAAATTTTCATCATCTCGACTAGCCAGTTAACTAAACAAAATACAAATTTAGTTGATGGATGGAGTTGAGAAATAAAATATATGTTTTTATTCCATGTGAATTCAAACTCCTTGTTTATGCAATGACAACGTGCTAATACCCACGGTCAAGGATCGATTGTTTCACTTTCCGCCACACAATAAGTGGTTGTTGTTTTTCTATGAATATAATTATATAATATGTATATAAGCACTGAATAAGTGTGTTGTTTAATTGGGTGAGCGAGACCGGGTCATTAATAATAGGAATCGTGATATCCCAACTATTAGTATATAGGAG